GATTGCGAGGAAAAGCAGTCATGCGTCTTTTCTTTTGGAGGTAAACATGGAACGATTGTTGAACATAATTTTACAGCGAATTGAAGATAATACTTTTTCCTATCAAACCTATCTCGACCTGTACGGTATGAGTAAGGAAGCAATGAAAGACGAGAAAACACAGCAGTTGGGAATTGATTACCTCAAAACCCTCTCCTCTCTCTGCGAAAAAGCTATTCGAGACACAAAACTGTCGGACGATGATGTGAGGGATATATTCGCTCTCCACAAGCGAGTGTGCCTTGCTCTCGCTCCGTATGATTTTGACAGCTATCTTCTCTATGTTGAGTGGAACAGACCGCCCGACAAGAAGTTCTACCCGCCTCGCCGCCGTGTGCTGAAACAGGTGGTGGATTGTCTGCAAGAGCTGGCGGACGATAAGCTGGACTTGCTCTCTATCTCTCTCCCACCCGGCTCTGGCAAGACAACCCTCGCTATCTTCTTCCTCACATGGCTTGCGGGTAAGATACCGAATGAACCCATGCTGACAGGCTCTCACTCGAACTCTTTCGTTCGAGGGGTGTACGATGAAGTGTTGCGTATACTCGACCCCAACGGAGATTATCTGTGGCACGATGTTTTCCCCGGCCTTAGTGTCTCGAACACCAATGCAAAGGATTGTCGTATCGACATTGACAAGCGACAGAGATTTGAAACACTCGAATTTACATCTATCGGCACAGGCAATGCGGGTCTATATCGAGCCGCTACCCTCCTATACTGTGACGATTTGGTGAGCGGTATTGAGGTGGCGTTGTCCAAGGAGCGGCTTGACAAGCTGTGGGAGACCTACACCACGGATTTGAGACAGCGTAAAATCGGTGATAAGTGTAAGGAGCTTCATATCGCTACACGGTGGTCTGTGCATGATGTAATCGGACGGCTTGAAACGGAGTACGGTGACAGCGACCGTGCGAAGTTTATCGTCATTCCCGCCCTTGATGAAAATGACGAGTCGAATTTTGACTACGCCTACGGTGTGGGATTTACGACCAAGTTTTATCATGAGCAGAGAAACATCATGGACGAAGCGAGTTGGAGAGCCTTGTACATGAATGAGCCGATTGAGCGTGAGGGCTTGGTCTATTCCGCTGATGAACTGCGGCGATACTTCGAGCTTCCCAAGGAAGACCCGGACGCAATTATCGGTATTTGCGACACAAAGGACAAAGGTACGGACTATGCGTTCTTGCCCGTGGCGTATGTGTACGGACAGGATTATTATATTGACGATTGTGTGTGCGACAACGGCTTGCCGAATGTCGTGGACGCTCGATTGACGGAAATCCTTGTGCGTGATAAGGTCAAGTCCTGCCGCTTCGAGTCTAATTCTGCGGGACGGCGTGTAGCGGAGAAGATACAGGACGAGGTGAAGAAGAAAAACGGTGTCACTCATATCACGACCAAGTTTACTACGGCGAATAAGGAGACCAAAATCATTGTCAACAGCGCATGGGTCAAGGAGCATTGTCTATTCAAGGACGCTTCCCTCTATCAGAAAAAATCCGATTACGGGAAAATGATGGATATGCTCTGCTCCTATACGGTTGCGGGTAAGAATAAGCACGATGATGTACCCGATGGAATGGCTATGCTTGCCGAGTATGCACAATCTCTATCGGGGCAAAAGGTTGAAATATTTCAGCGTCCGTGGTAGGAAATAATACGGAAAGTATTGACAAACACAAGATATTGTGTTATAATGCAGAATGAAATACAAGATATAGTCTTATGGCGCATGATTGCGAGACCTTTTCGGTCGAACTTTCATGCGCTTTCTTTATTTTCACGGCAAGGAGGGATTAACTGTGGCGAATGTGATTGACGAGACTAAGCCCGTAGCGGAAACACGACAGATGTTTGGGCGTAGGGTCATTAAGACAAGCGTGACGAATATCACAAGCGAAAATGTGGTCGATGTGCTTCTCAAGGCTCTTTCCATTCATGCCCTCAATCGCTCCGAGATTGATTACCTGTGGGAGTATTACAAGGGGAAGCAACCCATTCTGCACCGACAGAAAGAGGTTCGCCCCGAAATCACCAACAGGATTGTTGAGAACCGTGCGAATGAAATCGTGTCGTTCAAGGTGGGCTATCTCTGCGGTGAGCCTATTCAGTATGTCGGTAAGAACGGTAGCGAGGAAATCACGCAGGGTATCACCCGTCTGAATGAGCTTATGTTTGCCGAAGATAAGGCGGCGCAAGACCAAGAGATTGTCGAGTGGCAGATGATTTGCGGTACGGCGTATCGTTTGGTTCTTCCCGATGAAAAGGGTGAGGAGGACGAAGCCCCATTTGAACTGTACACGCTCGACCCACGGGACACCTTTGTTGTCTATTCCAATGAAATCGGCAACAAGCCTGTTATGGCAGTCAAGTATAGCAAGGACGATAACGAGATTACCCATTACTCGATTTATACCGAGAATATGTACTATCTCGTAGAGGACGGGATTTTGAAAGAGTCCACGCCCCACGCTCTCGATATGATACCCATTTTCGAGTATCCGGCGAACAATGCAAGACTCGGTTCTTTCGAGATTGTTCTCCCGCTCCTTGACACGCTGAACAATATCACCTCTAACCGCATGGACGGTATCGAACAGGTGATACAGGCATTTATCAAGTTCATTAACTGCGACATTTCCAAAGAGGAGTACGAGGAGTTCTTACAGCTTGGCGCAATTAAGGTTAAGTCTGTGGACGGCGCAAACGCCGATGTGGGTGTCGTTACTACCGACCTCAACCAGTCGCAGACACAGACCTTGAAAGAGGACTGTTATAACGCAATCCTCACAATTTGCGGTATGCCGAACCGTAACGGTGGTACTTCCACCTCTGACACAGGGGCGGCGGTACTTCTTCGTGATGGTTGGTCGCTTGCCGAAGCGAGAGCCAAGGACAGCGAGAATATGTTCAAGAAGTCTGAGAAGAAAATGCTCAAGTTGGTTCTCCGTATCTGTCGTGAACTGAGTGATTTGAGCTTGCGGCTGTCTGATATTTCACTCAAGTTCACCCGCCGAAATTACGAGAATATTCAGAGCAAGTCCCAGGTACTCGACACGCTTCTCAAAAATCCCAAAATTCATCCTCTCCTCGCTTTCGAGAGTGCCGGTTTATTCATTGACCCCGAAAGTGCTTATACGATGTCAATGGAATATTTCGAGAAATATCAAGAAACATCGAGAAATGATACGGAAAGTGGTAGCGAAAATGTATAGCGTCTACAAGCATACCACTCCGAATGGGAAAGTTTATATCGGTATCACCGGGAAAGAACCAGAAAAGCGATGGATGAAAGGTAGAGGTTATCAAAATAATCCGCATTTTTCGCACGCAATCAAGTTCTATGGGTGGGAGAATATTGAGCATGAGATTTTGCGAACAGGGTTGACCCGAAAAGAAGCAGAACAACTCGAAGTGCAATTGATAGCTCAATATGACAGCACGAACCAAGACAAGGGATATAACTGTACAAATGGTGGTGAAACCATTGGAAAACATACTCTAGCAACAAGACGCCTTTTGAGCGAAATAAAAACAAGGCAATATGCTACTGGCGAGGTTATTCACCCTATGCTCGGCACACATTTTTCAGAGGAAAGTCGAGCAAAAATGAGTAAATCTCATAGTGGGAAGACACTATCTGTGGAACATAAAAAGAAAATCGGACAATCGTGCAAAGGGCTGTTATGTGGCAACAAAAATCCCATGGCTAAGCGAGTTATATGCGTTGATACAGGGGTAATTTTTGAAACTGTGACGGAAGCCGCAAAATCGGTCGGATTGACTCGTCAAGCAATATATCGACAGATTAAGGGGTTTTCTCAAACAGCAGGCGGGTATAGGTGGCAATACGCCACTTGATATATCAGCGGTAGAGAAATCGCTATATAAAAGTCGCACACGGTAGAGAAACCGAAAATCGCACAAAATACGAGAGAGAACTCGGTAAAACGCAAGGAGGAAATCTATTATGGCAAAGATTGATGTAAGCAAGATTGAGGGTTATGCGGAGATGTCCGCAGAAGACAAGCTCAAGGCTCTTGAAGCCTACGATGTTCCCGACCCCGATATGTCCGGCTTTGTGAGCAAGGAACAGTTCGATAAGACCGCTTCCGAGCTTGCCGCAAAGAAAAAGGAACTGAGGGATAAGCTGACGGACGATGAAGCCGCCAAGCAGAAAGAACAGGAGGAGCGGGAGTCCATGCAGAAAGAGCTTGACGCTCTGCGCCGTGAGTCGGTCGTGTCCAAGAATAAGGCACGGTTGATTGCTCTCGGTTACGAGGAAGCCCTTGCAGACGAAACCGCCGAAGCTATGGCAGACGGCAAAATCGAAAAGGTCTTTGCCAATCAGAAGAAGCACCTTGAAGCCTTTGAGAAAAGGGTTCGTGCCGAAGCTCTGAAAAACACCCCGAAGCCTACCCCCGATGGGGACGGCAAAACCATGACGCTCAAGACTCTCCGTGAAATGTCCCCTGCTGACAGACTTAAGTTTTCGCAGGAACACCCGGAGGAATACAAAGAACTTTATACAGGAGGTAACTAATCATGTCGCATAAAGTATATGATAATTTTTATCTGTCGAATGAGATTGAAGACCAGTTCAATTCTCACCTTGACCTCCAGCAGTTTTGCACGGTGGATAACTCCCTCGTTGGCACTGCTGGTATGACCCGCAAAATCAACCGATACAGCGCAAGCAACGCCACTCAGAAGCTGGCAATGAGCGAGGGTAACACTCAGAGTATCGAGGTCACTTACTCTCCCTTTGAGTACAAAATCCTTATGGCTCAGAACCGCTTTGAGTATTACGATGAGCAGGAAATGACTGACCCTATGCTCGTGCCTGTCGGTGTCCGTCACATGGGTACGGATATGTTCAACACCGTCAACGCTGACATTTTCGCAGAGTTCAACAAGGCAACGCAGGTCATTGTTGTTTCCGCGCTCAACTTTGACGCTTTTGCGGACGCACAGGCTATGTATAACCTTGAGAACATCGAGGGCGTGAGCTTCTTTGCGTTCGTCTCTCCGGCTGATGTGGCGGCTCTGCGTAAGGCTCTTGGTCTGAGCTTGCAGTATGTTGAGTCCTTTGCCCGTAGCGGTTATGTCGGTACGGTGGCGGGTGTCAACATCTACACCAAGAAAGACGCGATTTCCGGCACTATCTGTACCGCTACCAAACAGGCGGTCACTCTGTTCAACAAAAAGGGTGTTGAGGTCGAGACTCCTCCTCGCGATTCCAATGACGCGAACACTCGTAAGAACACTATTTTCAGCCGCAAGTATTATCTCCCCGCGCTGACGGACGAGCGTTACGCGGTCAAGATTGTTAAGGGTACTGCGGCGGTAAGCACCGATGCCACGGTTACGCCGGGTAAGACCTACTACGCCAAGAGCGGTCTTGGCTATGTGGCGGTTGTTCCCGCTTCCGGCGATAGCCCCAAGGATAAGAAGTGGTATGAGATTACCGCTTCTGCGTAAGTGAGAGGAGGTGGACAACATGACGGACGCTGAAAAGCTAACAATGCTCAAGGCTATGGTTGGCGGCTCTGATACTGACGAAGTGCTGTCCACCTATCTTGCTTTGGCTGGTAGGAAGATTATCACCAAAGCCTATCCGTATAAGGACGATGTGACGGAAGTTCCGACCAAGTACGATTTCCTGCAAGTGGAGATTGCGGCTTATATGCTGAACAAGCGAGGAGCGGAGGGACAAACCTCTCATACTGAAAACGGCATTACGAGACAGTACGAAAGTGCTGATGTCCCCGCTTCCATGCTCAAGACGATTACCCCTCATGTGGGTACTTTCTCCTCAAAGGAGGAAACCCCATGAGGTGTATGCAGAGAAATAAGGTCGTTTTTTACTACGCTTTGTTTTCAGAGCGTGTTCCCATCGTTGACGAGTACGGAAATGATACGGGTGAGTACGATGTGCGGCACGGAAATCCCGTTAAGAGCTCTGCTAATATCTCGGCGGCAAAAGGCGAAACGCAGACTCGACAGTTTGGTGAGAATGTGTCCTACGACAAGGTAATCGCTATGGACAATGACGCACCTCCCATTGACGAATACTCGATTTTGTGGATTGACACAATGCCGGAGCTTAATGCGGACGGTTCTTTGGCGGTCGATAGTGAGGGAAAGGTTAAAACTCCTCATGATTACATCGTCAAGAAAGTCGCAAAGAGCTTGAACAATGTGTCGTATGCCGTGAGCAAGGTGAGTGTTACATGAGCGGAACTTATAGAGATTTGACAGGCGAAAAATTCAACCGATTGACAGTGCTATATCGTGTGGAAAATCACGGGAGTCGTGCTTGTTGGAAGTGCCGGTGCGATTGCGGTAGTGAGTGTGTAGTGGAAACAGCAGACTTGCGAAGTGGGAACACGAAAAGCTGTGGGTGTTTACGAAACGAAATGATTGGAAAACGCTCTATTACTCATAACAAGTCACACGAAAAGTTGTACCGTATTTGGATTGATATGAAGAAGCGGTGCTACAATCGAAACTCTACCTCCTATCCGTATTATGGTGCAAGAGGAATAACAGTTTGTGACGAATGGAGCGATTATACGGTTTTTCGTGAATGGGCATTTAAGAACGGCTATCGAGACGATGTTCCTCGTGGCGTTTGCACGATAGACAGGATTGATGTCAACGGTGACTATTCCCCTCAAAATTGTAGATGGGTTTCGATGAAAGAACAGAACTCGAATAAGAGGGTAGTATGTCATGGGTAGGAAAATCATTTCGTTCGGCTTATCGGAAAAGGATATAGACCGTGCAATAAAAGAGTTGGCGCAGTATAAGGAGGACTTCCAAAAGAAGTGCGAGGAACTGCTAAGACGGATAGCCGAGAGGTTAGCCGAGGAAGCACAGAGCGGCTTTAACGGGGCAATCGTTGACGATTTGACCGAGAAAAGCGGCAATCCTCGCAAAGCAAGCGTTGATGTTCGGGCAGAGAACCGTGGAGATTACTTCGCTGTTGTCGCTGACGGAACGGACGCTGTGTGGGTTGAGTTCGGTGCGGGTGTTTATCATAACGGCTCGGCTGGCTCGTCCCCGAACCCTTTTGCCGCCACTACTACGGGCGTTCCCAATCCTCCGATAGCCATAGGCACTTTCGGTAGGAACGGTAGAAAACAGGCATGGGGCTTTTATGAGGACGGAGAGTTGAAAATCACTCACGGTACTCCCGCCGCAATGCCGATGTACAATGCCGTTCAGACTGTAAGCCGAGAGGTCGTACAGATTGCAAGGGAGGTGTTTGCATGATTGACGCAGAACAGGAAATCTTCTCGGAGATTTCTGCAAAGGTACGGGCGAAATACCCGAAAATCTTTATGACAGGCGAATATGTCAGCGCACCCTCCTCTTTTCCTTGCGTATCTCTCGTGGAGATAGACAACGCCACATTCCGAAACTCTCAGACGCAGAGTGGACAGGAAAATCATGCGGCGGTGACTTACGAGCTTAATGTCTACTCGAACAAAAAAACAGGTAAGAAAGCCGAGTGTAAGGAGATTGCCACTTTCATAGATGAACTTCTTATGGAACGCAATTTCACTCGTATGCTTCTCGAACCTATACCGAATACACAGGACGCAACAATCTATCGTATGCTCGGACGGTATCGAGCTGTGATAGACAAAAATCACACTATTTACAGGAGGTAACTTATCATGGCTATTTCTACTTACAAAGTGTTCCTTATGAAGAAAGGCGAGGGTAGCACCTACACCAAGCTGATTGACATTAAGGACTTTCCCGACCTCGGTGGTTCTCCCGAACTGTTGGAGACTACCACCCTGTCTGACAAAATGCAGACCTATATCCCCGGTATCCAGAGCAATGACGCTCTTGAGTTCACCACGAACTACACCAAGGCGGATTATACCACTCTGGCGGCTCTTGCCGACACCGAAGCGGATTACGCCGTGTGGTTTGGCGGTTCTGAGGAGGGCGGCGTGGTTACGCCCGATGGCTCTAACGGCAAGTTCTCTTTCAAGGGCAAGCTGAGTGTCCATGTCAACGGCGGCGGTGTCAATGAGGTGGTCGATATGACTATCACCATTACCCCGTCTACCGTTATCACCGCAGGCTAAAAAATTTAGGAGGAAAATACGATGTCGAAACAGCTTAGATTTACCTATGAGGACAAAGAGTATGTCCTTGAGTTCACCCGTAGAACCGTAACCGAGATGGAGCGTAAGGGCTTTATTGCTTCCGAAGTGGAGAATAAGCCTATGTCCACTCTCCCCGCCCTGTTCGCTGGCGCATTTCTCGCCCATCACCGCTTCGTGAAGCAAGATGTGATTGACTCCATCTTTGCGAAGATGAAGAACAAGGAGGAGCTTATCGGTAAGCTGGCTGAAATGTACAACGAGCCTATCATGGCACTTGTCGAAGAACCCGCAGAAGCGGAGGGAAACTTGGACTGGACAACGAGCTGGTAAGTAACTCGGAGTCCGATAGCAATTCCGTTGACGAGAGGGGTGGGGGTACTGCCCCTGCCCCTCTTCCATTTACGGAAACCTTTTGGCGTAAGTTCCCCTATTACTTATCAATAGGCATGACGGAAGCGCAGTATTGGGACGGAGACCCCGCTCTCCCTCGATATTACAGGAAAGCCGATGAACTCCGTATGGAGCGTCAGAATGAGGAAGCGTGGCTACAAGGAATGTATGTCTATGACGCTATTATCAGACTGACTCCCATACTCCACGCTTTCGCCAAAAAGGGAGCTAAACCTAAACCCTATGTTGAAGAACCTTATCCCATTACGCAGAAAAAACAGGAGGATAAGCAACAGAGGAAAGAAAAGGCTGTTTCTGATAAGGGACTTGCCAAAATGGAAGCCTTTATGCAGAAATTCAACAAGAGTTTTGAAGAAAGGAAGTGAGTTATATGCCTACTACAATCGAGTCGCTTGAACTTGAAGTCAAACAAAACGGTAATTCCGTTGTACAAGGCATTGACGCTCTTTCCGCTTCGTTGACAAGACTGAAAAGCGCAACAAAGGGCGGCATGGGATTAACGAGTGTGGCAACACAGATACGCAATCTCAATACCGCCCTTAATTCTACGGACACCTCTAAAATCGACAAGCTGGCCAGTAGCTTGGAAAAGCTCAAGAGCTTGGGTGGTCTGAAAATCTCCTCGTCTATCGCAAGTCAGTTGAAGAATATCGGCTCTGCCGCTTCTTCTCTCACGGGCGTGGATTTTTCGGGTATTTCGCAGATGTCCAACGCCATTTCTTCGCTTGGTGGTATCACGAAGTCCGCAGGGTTGCAGTCCGCTATCACACAGCTTGGCAAAATCCCCGAACTTGCAAAAACACTTAACGGCGTAAATTGGGCGCAGTTTACAAGTCAAATGCAGTCCTTGACTAATTCTCTTGCTCCTTTGGCTTCTCAGCTTAACACCGTATCGGCGGCTTTCGCTCGTCTCCCCTCCAATGTGAGACAGTTGGTGCAGAACACGAATAGCCTTGCTACTGCGAACAATAGTGCAAGCAAGAGCTATATCAATCTGTATGCGAAGCTCCGCATGGCGATAACTGCTGTAAGGTCGGCGGCGAGAACGATTGCGTCTTGGATTACGCAGTCTAATAAGTATATCGAGGATTTGAACCTCTTTACGGTGGCTCTTGGCGAATACGCTGACTCTGCAAAAGAGTACGCCGAGCGAGTAAGTGAGCTTTTGGGTATTGACCCTGCCGATTGGTTGAGAAACCAAGGCGTGTTTAACACTATTATCAAGGGCTTCGGTGTGGCAAGCGACAAAGCAATTATCATGTCCAAGAACCTCACACAGCTTGGGTATGATATTTCGTCTTTCTACAATATCTCTACGGAGGACGCATTTACCAAGTTGCAGTCGGGTATCTCCGGTGAGCTTGAACCACTCCGTAGACTCGGTTATGACCTGTCTGTGGCTCGTCTGCAACAGGAAGCGTACACTCTTGGCATTAACAAGAGCGTATCTGCCATGACGCAAGCGGAGAAGTCTCAGCTTCGTTACTACGCAATCATGACACAGGTTAAGGACGCTCAAGGCGATATGGCTCGTACCTTGAACGCTCCTGCAAACCAGCTCCGTATCTTACAGGCACAAGTCACGCAATGTGCGAGAGCGTTGGGTAATATCTTCATTCCCGCCCTCAATGCGGTTCTTCCTTATGCTATCGCCGTTGCAAAGGTTATTCGTCTCATTGCAAACGCTATCGCAAGTCTGTTCGGTTTCTCTTTGCCGGAGATTGATTACAGCGGTATTTCGGCTGGTGCAAGTGCCGTTGCGGACTCTGCGGAAAGCGCAGAGGACGGCTTCGGCGGTGCGGCAAAGGCGGCAAAAAAGCTGAAAGATAATCTGCTTGGCATTGACGAACTCAACATCATTCGACAGGACGATGGTTCGAGCGGTAGCGGAGGTGCGGGAAGCGGCGCTGGGGGTGGCGGTTTTGACATTGACCTCCCGCAGTATGACTTCCTCGGCGGTCTTGTGGAGTCCGAGGTTGGTAGCATTGTTGAGAAGATGAAAGAATGGCTCGGCTTGACGGGTGAAATCGACAGCTGGAGCGACCTCTTTCATACTCGTCTCGGTCATATTTTGACTACGGTTGGCGCAATCGGTCTTGGTATGGCGGCGTGGAAAGTCTCCAAGGGCGTTCTTGACGCTCTGCAATGGATTAACCAGCTGAAAGGCTTCGGCTTGGGTACTCCGCTCACGATTAAGGTAGGTATCACATTACTTATCACGGGTATCGCTCTTGAAGCGGCGGGACTCATTGACGCAGTTAAAAATGCGCTCGATGGTGGGAACTTTGCTCAGATTATCAGCGGCGGTATCTTGTCCGTGGGCGGCGGCGCAGTTCTCGGTAAGGGGCTTGCGGCGTGGATTACCTCGGCGTTTGCCGATAGTGCCGTTGCGAGTGCGCTCAGTACGGCGGCAACAAACCTCGGACTCGGCTCTGCTACGGCGGCGGGTGCGGCTCTCGGAGCGGGAGTCATGGGTATTATCGCTGGTATTCCTGCCTATTTCGTTGGCATTTGGGACGCAATCAAGAACGGTCTGAACTGGCTCAACGGTCTACTTATCCCCGCTGGCTCAACAGCGGCGGCGGCAGGTATCGGTGCTATTATCGGTGCTTGCGGTGGCCCGATAGGAGCGGGTATCGGTGCGTTGATTGGTCTTGCTGTCGGTCTTGTTACGGACGGCATTATCGCTATCACAGAGCATTGGGAGGAAATTAAAGATTTCTTCCACAACTTCTTCACCGTGACAATCCCCGGCATTTGGAACGATTTTGTGAGTTGGCTCAAAAATCTGCCCGAAACAATCCGAAAATGGTGGTCTGACCTGTTACAGCCTATCAAGGATTTTGACTGGTCTCAGTTCGGTCACGATGTAGGCTATAAGGTCGGTACGGCGGTCAAGAACATTTGCAACGCTTTCAAGAAGTTCTTCACCGAAACGCTCCCCGAAGTATGGGAAACGGTGAAATCGTCCTTTAAGACCTTTTTCACCGAAACACTCCCGAACTTCTTTACACAGACAATCCCCGAACTGTTGAAGAAAATCAAGACGGACTTTGTGACATTCTTCACCGAAACGCTCCCCAATGCGCTAAAAGACATTGGACAATGGTTCAAAGATGTTGGACAGGCGATTTGGGACGGCATTGTCGAGGGGTGGAACACCGCTATCAAGGCTATCACCGATTTCATCAAGGGGTTCGTTGATGGTTTCAAGGAAGCTCTCGGTATTCACTCTCCGTCTACGGTCTTCCGTGACGAAGTGGGCGTGTATCTTGGCGAGGGTCTGTTGGCGGGACTTGCAAAGCCGTTTAAGGCTATCGGTAAGTGGGTGAAGAAGAATATCATCGACCCCATTTCCAAGTTCATCAAGGACAATCCGATTTCGGATTTGGTGATTGATGCTACTGCAAAACTCACCGAATGGAAAGATGAACTGTCCGATAAAATTGTTGACTTCAAAGCGAAGTTGACAAAGTGGGTAGAAGCCTTAAAGAGCAAAGTAGTGAGTTTCCAAGCAAAGCTCACCACTTGGACTGATTACCTCTATGACAAAGTTATCGGCTTCCAAGCGAAGATGTCTACTTGGAAAGATAGTTTGACGAATAAGGTCATAGGCTTCCAAGCTCGAATGTCAACATGGGTTGACTCTCTTTACAATAAAGTCATTGACTTCAAAGCAAAAATGTCCACTTGGTCGGACAATTTGTGGAACAAGGTTATTGATTTTAAGGCAAAGATGTCTACATGGGCTGACAATTTATCCAGTAAAGTCATTGACTTCAAGGCGAAGCTCACCACTTGGTCTGAGTCTTTTTACAGCAAATATATCAGCGGCTTTACCGCAAAACTCACCTCTTGGTACGACAGCCTACCGAGTAAAATTATTAGCTTTACTGCTAACATAACAGGCTTCTTGGGAAGCGCAAAGCAGAAAGTAAAAGATTGGCTCGGTTTGTCGGGCGGCGGTATTGTTTCGTCAAACGGGAGAGTTAGAGCTTTTTCGAGCGGTGGTGTTATCACGCCTAATAGCTTTTGGTCGGGTATTCCCTGCTACGCCGGGGGTACAAGTAACGCTCACGGCTCAATGTTTGTCGCAGGAGAAAGCGGAGCGGAGTTGGTAGGTCATATAAACGGCACGACAGAGGTTTTGAACAGGTTTCAGTTAGCCCAAGTTATGAAAACCTCCGTGCTTTCGGGTATGGCACAATTCGCTCAGTATTGGCAAACCATGTCTCGTGACCTTGTAACCTGTGCGAACGGTATCATCAATGCCGTTATGGTAAGTGCCAACAGATTAAATGATGGGCTTGTGCTTGCTTCCGCTAATAGCTACGACCCGTCCTACGCCCTGTCTCAATCGGTTTACGAGGAAAATCAAAAAGCCTATCGTACCGTAGAAAGTTCTATGTATGAAGATATGCGAGATTTCTATATCGAATATATGGAAACGGCTATCAATCGCATGGTAACAGCAACCGAAAGACAGGCTGACAAGGAGGAGAAAACCATTGTTCAGATTGGCAACCGTACTATCAATGACGCTGTGGTAACACAGCAGAAAGCAAACGGTTATGTATTCGCAAAGTAAGGAGGTAACAAAATGGCATATTTAGCAATAAACGGTTATGAGTTACCTCCTTGCAAGCGAGGTGTCAGAGTAATCGTCACCACGGTTGTGAACTCCGGCCGTGACGCTAACGGTGCGGTCGTTGGACAGCGTGTAGGTCGAGACCAGTACAAGATTGACGGTCTTGAATGGGCTTGGCTTACCGCTGAACAATGGGAGAACATTCTCACCGCAATTTCCGATTTCTTTTTCTATGTGACTTTCAATGACCCCGTTACCAACGCTCGAAAAACAGTACGAATGTACTGTGGAGACCGAAGCGCAGAGCCGTATTGGGTAGACGGGAACGGAAAGCCCACTCATTACACGAATTGCAAGGTTAATTTGGTCGATACAGGCGAGAGCTAAGGAGGTGCGATATGACAGAGATTTATGTTCCAATCAAAGGTTATGAGGATAAATACCTCGTAAGCAATATGGGAAATGTGAAAAGCATACCGCACCTCTACCGCCGCCATGAGCGAAAGTTGAAACCGTGGAAAGACGGACGGGGTTATTTGTGTGTCGAATTAAACGGTAAGACATTTAGCGTACATCGGCTGGTGGCTACTCATTTTATCCAAAATCCAGAGAATAAGCGGACAGTAAACCATAAGAACGAGGACAAGACGGACAACCGTGTTGAAAACCTTGAATGGGCTACCGATAGCGAAAATGTGAATTATGGCACGAGGAATGAGAGAATGGCGCAAGCTAATATGAAGCCCATTCTTCGTATTTCCAAGGAGACAGGGGAAATTCTTGAAAGATACCCCTGTTTGAAAGCCGCCGTTGCGGACGGGTTCAATCATTTCGCTGTCAGCCAAGTTGCTAATATGGGTCGGCTGAAATCCTCCGGGGGCTACATTTGGAGGTGGGCTTAGTGCAGAGAGTATCTAAAGAATATCAAGAAAGCATGAAATCCTCCCTCCGTGAGCGAGGATATATCATGATAACCTTTGGTCTTGTCAACCAGGAAGCACAGGCAAAGGCTTCTATCTCAAGCGGGAACTTTGCTTATTATTCCAATAAAGACAACCTCTTTGGTGAGCATACGGACGATACCATTTATGCCACTATGGAGGAGAATTTTACGAGAGTTGACGGTTCGATGTTTTTTCTCCCGAAAGCGTCCTCCGCAAATAAGTTCTATGACACGGGGCTTATCGGAGCGGGGCTTGTTTCGGCAGGGCAGTACGAATTAACAATCTCTCTCAACACCATTGCGATTGACTTCAAGGGTATCACCATCAATTTCGGAGAGAGCTATCCCCTAAACTTCGATTTGGTGGGAGACTCCAATACGGTCGAGTTCCGAAACAACGACCAAGCTGTTTTCACGACAGAGGCGGTTTTCGAGAACACGACCTCTCTCAAGTTGATTGTGTACAAGATGAAGAACCCGCAGAGCAGACTTCGTATCTACTCTATCCGTTTCGGCTACGGTCTTGTTTACTACAATGACAGCGTTATGGGTTCTTCTCTCGAAAGCTATATTTCCCCCATTGGTGCAGATGTACCGCAGATTGATTTCTCCGTAACCTTGAAAAACTACGACCACTATTTCAATGTGGATAACCCGAAGTCCTCTATTAACTATCTCGAAACGGGACAGGAAATGGACATTATGTTCGGCTATCGGTTGCCGGACTCGGACGAAATCGAGTGGGTACAGGGAAATCACCTCCGCTGTTCGGAGTGGGAGTCGGACGATAATACGGCTACTATTCGTTGCCAAGATGTTTTCCGTACAATGGACTCCGAGTATATCAAGGGTCTGTACAGTCAGACAGGTAAAAGCTACTACGATTTGGCAAAGGAAATTCTGATAGACGCTGGTGTGACGCACTACTCCATCGAGGAGCGGTTAAAGAGTCTCAAGACGAATAACCCCATACCGAGAGTAAAGCACAAGGAAGCGTTACAGATTATTGCCAATGCTTGTCGTTGTACGCTTATGCAGAGTCGAAAAGGCGAGGTACAGATTACCTCTCTTATCGTTCCCGAAATCACGGTAAGCTCCAATGGTGAGACCTCTTACTCGAAATCAAGCGCAATTCTCGACAACAGCGAAAAGGACGAGTATGGTTCACTTTCCACGGATTACGCCGTAGTCGATGGGGGTATGTATTTCCTCCCGAAGACAGGGACGGCAACGCTCAATACGGGCTATGTTTCCTCTCGACAATCCAACGCAAACGGTGTATTTACTACAAAGCCTGTCGTAACGATTTCTCTTGCGTCAGCCAAGACCTTTGAGGGTGTGAAGCTCGTTTTCGGTAGTGTTCTCCCATCGGGATTTACAATCCGTGCCTATAAGGGGACTACGCTTCTCAAGACCTACACGCCGCAGGAAAGTGAAATCTCTAAGACGATGGTTATTCTCACTCCGTTCGAGGATATGGACAAAATGACCCTTACCTTTGACGGAACGCAGACTCCGAATAACCGTATCTTACTGAACTACATTTCCTTTAGTGACTTGACGCATTTCACCATGACCCGTAAGGATATGCTTTCTTCTCCGAAAGTTATCAAGCAGGAGCTTGTGAAAGAGGTCATTGTCCCGTGCTATACCTATCAGACAGGCAACCGAGAGGAAAATCTTGTCTACGAGGAGGTAGAGGTTACGGCGGATGATGTAGAGACCTACTATGTGCAAGACCCTTCCTATGGTTACAGACCGCTCCTCAATCAAGAGAGTGGCAAGGCAGAGGTCGTTGCATGGGGTAACTATTTCGTAACACTCCGATACCTTGTGACAGGTACTTTCAATCTTGAGGTACAGGGCTATCGGTACAAAATCGTTGAACGGTACGCTACCAAGTCCCTTAATGCGAGAGGTAGGACAATCAAGTGGGAAAATCCGCTGATTTCCGATATGAAAATGGCTCAAGACCTTGCCGATTGGCTTGGTGATTACTACTCGGCGGGTATTGAGTACGAATACGAAACACGGGGCAATCCCGAACTGGACGCAAACGACATTATTTTCCAAGAGAACGAGTTCCACCCCGGCATGAAAGTAATGGTCTATCGGCACACGATTAAATTCAACCAGGCGTTCGGCGGGAAAGTCACCGTTCGTAGAGTAGGAGGTTAATGTATGGCATGGACTACACCAAAAACTGATTGGTACGGTGCTGTCGTAAACGGTGTCTATACGGGCGATAGGTTCAATGCTGTGGACTTTAACCGTATCAAAAACAACCTCGTCTATCTTCGTGATTTAGCCGTCAAGGTGTATGAGGAGTTTTCCATTACCGCTGTCGGTGCTGATAAAACCACGGCTGATTACTTCTAT